TGACTGATAGTGAGGGTAACTTAATTGTTGAACCAGATCAACCAGCAGCAGACACAAAACATGCTGATGTTCAAGCACAGTTATAGAGGTAAATAAATGGCTATTAATTTTCCAAGCAATCCTAGCGTAAACGATACTCACACTGCAAATAATATTACATGGAAGTGGGATGGAACAACTTGGAAAGTTGGCATAACCACTTTTAATGCTGCCAATATTCCAGGTATTAGTACATCGGGGACATCATATTTTTATGATTTAGATGTTGCTCATAATGTATCTGTAGGTTCTTCTGTAACTGCTGGTACTTATTTTGGTGATGGTGCTGGTTTAACAAATGTTGCTGGTACTACTGGTCCTGCTGGTCCTGCTGGTGCTCCTGGTCCTGCTGGTCCTGCTGGTGGAACTGGTCCTCAAGGTTCACCTGGTTCAACTGGTCCTACTGGTGCAACTGGTCCTGTTGGTAGTGAAGGTCCTCCTGGTCCTTCTGGTGGTCCTGCTGGTCCTCCAGGTCCTCCTGGTCCTGCTGGTGGTGGAACGGGTGGAACTATTGGTAGTGGATCCTTTAATGCAGTTGCAGGTCAAACAGTTCAGTTGGATAGTGTTACACAGGCTCATTTACTATCTGATTATGATATGTACTTCAGTCATAGTGCAGGTACACAATCTCAAAAAGTTACAGTAGTAAATGCTGGTGGAAGCACTACACATTCTCAACAATTTGGTATTATGTTTAATAATAATTTACTTGTTTCTGTTGGATCATCTATTCATAATAATAATTTAACTGTAAATGTTACACCAGAGTCTGGAATAACTGGCACAGTAACGTATAAGTTCCTTAGAACGGAGGTATCATGATTAGTACAACATTAGATTCAAATACTGGAAGAGTTCTTGTTGTTCATAGCACTTCTGCTCAACCATATACCGTTTGTGTAAAGGATGCTGCGGATTGGACAGAGATTCATAATTATATTATTAATGAAAATAATATAGATGATATTCCAAATAGGAAGATCGATTGTACATCAGAGATGCAGTGTTCTCCTAAGAGAGGTGTATATGAAATCTCTCCTGCAGAGGCAGATGTATTAAAGAATCACCCTAAGATTGAATGGGTATTGAGATCTAGTTTGTATAATGAATATGAATTAGAACAGAGGAAATATGATCAGGAATTTGATCCGCATATCACTACGAATAGATTTAAATATGATGTAACTAATAGAAGGTTTTCAACTACTGGTGGAGGTAATCCAGGAAATACTTTAGATTTTACTCAGTGGGGATTATATCGTCATTCTCATAGGACTAATAAGTTTATTAATGCTACAACTATAACTGAAGATTTGCAGTATACCTTATCAGGGAAAAATGTTGATGTTGTTATTATGGATACTGGAGTTCGTTGGAATCACCCAGAATTTTTAAAACCAGGATACACATCTGTTGCTAATAGTTTAGCTTGTGAAACTGAGAGTAGAGTTAGAGATATATTAATTCATGGTGAATCTGAATATGGAATCAGTTGGTCTAATAATGGATTAACTGCACCTGGATCTGGATCATTTTCAAATTATAATGTTGCTGGTGCATTATTGATGCATAATAATGGCAATCAAGGTAATAGTTTAGCAAACCATCATGGTTCTCACTGTGCTGGAACTGCTGCTGGTAATCAGTTTGGTCATGCTTTTGAAGCAAATATATGGTCTATTGCTTGTGTTGATAGAAGTGATCTTGGATGGTCAAGTCCTTCTGATGGATTTGATTATATTAAAGTATGGCATAAGAATAAACCAATTAATCCATTAACTGGTAGAAGAAATCCTACAGTTGTTAATGGTAGTTGGGGAAATAGGCAATTTTGGAATTATAATAATAATCATACTGCAACCTTTAGAGGAACTAGTTATGACCAGAGTCAAATAAATTCTACCACTGCACCTGCAGTGCATTATATGTCTTATGGTTTCGGTAGTTATAATGAGTTTACTGCTAAGAATATTGCAGGACAACAGGAAGCAGATGAATTATTTGATGATCCTGATTGTAAGGATATAATATTTTGTTTTGCTGCAGGTAATTCTAATGATAAACAGGAGATTCCTTCAGGAAGAGATTATAACAATGAAATGACTTCTGCTACTTTTTATTATGGTGCTGGTCAGTATGATCATTATTATAACAGATCTGGTACACCTGCTATATCTGGGGAAGGAAGAGATGATGCTGCGATAGTTGTTGGTTCTATTGATGCTACAAGACAGACAAGTGGAGGGCAAGAAAGATGTTCATCCTTCAGTAATAGAGGTCCAAGAATTGATGTTTGGGCTGGAGGATCTATTATCTTAAGTCCATATGCAACTGGATATGCTGATCCAAGAAATAATGGTTTTTATAATTATGCTATAAGTGGAACTAGTATGGCAACACCTCAAGTTTGTGGTGTGATGGCGTTGTATTTGGAATCTCAACCACAGGCAACTAGAGCAGATGCTAGAAAATGGTTGTATAATCATGGATCTTGTGAAGTTGCTGACACTGAATATTATGATCCATATAAAAGTAATGGTGACGCTGATTCAGACTACTGGGGTAATACTTATAGTTTGAAGAGTTCTCCTCGTAGGATTTTATTTAATCCTTTCGCTAATAATGGTGAAGCATCCATTACTGGCATTTCATTCTAAATATTTAAAAAATAAAGCAAATGGCAGATAAAGGATTTGGCGTAAAGAAAATCAATCTGATTGGAGCATCTGGTACTCCAACACTTACAAGTCCAAATAATCTAAATTTAAACGCAGTAAACGTTGCTATAAGTACTGATGTATCAATCGGTGGAACTTGTACTGCATATGAATTTAATGGTGCTACTGCTAGTTGGATGGTTGGTAATGATGGAACAGATCATTACACCTTTATAGGATCAGGTATTTCAACTCAAGTAAATGATCCAGAATTAACTCTTTATAAAGGACAAAAATATATTTTTCATAATAGATCTTCAGGGCATCCGTTTAGGATTCAAAGCACTGCTAATGGATCTGCAGGTACACAATACAATATTGGTGTAACTAATAATGATGGTTCTGCACCAACAGATATTATATTTGAAGTTCCACAAGATGCACCTGATACTCTGTATTATCAATGTTCTGCTCACTCAAATATGGGTGGTAAGATTAATATAGTAGGTGTAACTTCTGATACTGATACAACTTTAGATGGAAAGACTAGTGGTACAAGTGTTTACTTAGGAACTACTGCTGGTGCAGCTAACACTAGTATGGCTGGTCAGGATGTTGGTATTGGATATAGTGCATTACTTAACTCTGGTGGCAATGATAATACTGGTGTTGGAGCATACGCTTTACAAAATGTTAATGGAACTTATAATACTGCAGTTGGATCTTACGCTGGATTTAGTACTACTGCTGGCATTACCACTGCATCAGATAATAGTTTCTTTGGATATGCTTCTGGGTATCAGAATAATGGAGATGGTAATTCTGGAATTGGTGTTCGTGCTCTCTTTAAAAATATTGGAAAAGAGAATACTGCATTGGGTATGTATTCTTTACAGAATAATATAAATGGAAGTTATAATGTTGGAATGGGTGTTTATGCACAATCACTAAATGTGAGTGGAACAAACAATACTTCGGCTGGTTGGGCTACATTATACTCTAATGTGAGTGGTACTTTTAATTCGGTTCTAGGGTCGAATGCATTAAGAACAATTACCTCTGGAGTTTCAAATGCTGTTTTAGGTTCTGATGCAGGAAGGTATTTAACTGGTGGATCTAGTTATAATACTTTAATTGGTAATAGTGCTGTTGGTGTTGGTACTACTGGAAGTTATGTCACTGCCGTTGGAACTGGTGCATTAAGTAAGAATATATCAAATTTTAACACAGCAACAGGTGCTTATGCATCGCTACAGAATACAACAGGAGCTTTGAATTGTTCTTTCGGTGCTTATGCAGGAGAAAATACCACGACAGGAAGTTACAATAATTCGTTTGGATATGCTGCTTTAAATGATAATATAACAGGTCAATCTAATAATGTAATGGGATATCAAGCACTTGGAGTTTCTACTGATGCTAGTTATAATGTTGCAATCGGATATGAGAGTTTAAAATATCTAAAAACTGGTGATTATAATACTGCCGTAGGACATAATACACTTGAATTTCAAACTAGTGGAAGTTATCAAGTTGCTCTTGGTGCATTTGCATTAGGTATGAGCACTGTGACTTCATCAAATACTGCTATTGGATATGCTAGTCAATTTCAGACTATAAGAGGTATTGCTAATACTGCGGTTGGAAATAACAGTTTACGGCAAAATATTGATGGTGATAATAATGTTGCCGTGGGATATGAAGCAATTGGTATTGGAACGACTGGTAGTTTAAATGTTGCAGTTGGTTCTTATGCATTACAAAAAAATAATAATAACTATAATACTGCAGTAGGTTATAAAGCATTACAAGAAATTACGACAGCTCAAAATACTGCAGTAGGTTATAAAGCTGCTGGTATAGCTACGGATTCTTATAATACATCTGCATTTGGATTTAATGCATTAGTTAGCTTGACAGCAGGTAATGGTAATTCTGCTTTTGGACAAAGTAGTCAGTTTTCTACCTTAACAGGACAATATAATTCGTCCTTTGGTGCGTTAGCATTGGGATATAACACCATAGGTGGTCAGAATTGTGCCTTTGGTAATGAAGCATTATCAAAAAGTGGAATTGGTTCTGATAATACTGCAGTGGGATATAAAGCACTGACGAACATGAATAACGGTTCCAATACTAATACTGCGGTTGGTAGTTTTTGCCTTAGCAGTACAGGTACAACTTCATCATTTGCTATAGCAGTTGTTAATTCTGGAGCAAGTTCATATACTATGAGTGGTAATGATAGAGTAGGAGGACCTGCTGCTGGAAACAACCCAACTATTACTCTTAATATAGGAGATACTGCTACAATTAGTATAAGTGCTATTGGACATCCATTCTGGATTCAGTCAAGTTCTGGTGGATATAATGCTTCAAATGTTTTTGGAACTAACGAGGGTGTAACTAATAATGGGCAAGAGAATGGTGATGTTACTTTTACACCTAAAACTGCTGGTACTTATTATTATGTTTGCCAATATCATGTGGCTATGGAGGGGCAAATTGTTGTTCAGGAACCACCTCAAGCAAGTACTGCTATGGGATATGCTGCGTTGTACAACAATACAGTTGGAGGTAATAACGCAGCTGTTGGTAAGTTTTCGATGTATCTAAACCAGTCAGGTTATAACAATACTGCGATAGGTCAGCTAACACATTATGGTAATAGTGGATCAACTCATTCAGCATACGACTGCGTCTCTGTGGGACATATGGCACATTATTCCCTTGATACAGGATATTCAAATACTGCTGTGGGTAAATGGGCTGGATATTTTGTTAATACGGGTAGTAATAATACTATGCTCGGTTATCAGGCAGGAACTGGATCATCACCATCAGGTTCTGTTAATAGTAATAGTAATGTTATTTGTTTAGGAGATAATTCTGTTCAAAATATATATTGTAATGATACATCAATTAGTTCTTCGGATCTGAGAGATAAGGCTGATATACAAAATTTTGATCATGGATTAGCTTGGATTAAAGAGTTAAGACCTGTTACTTATCGTTGGGATAAGCGTTCTTGGTATACTGAAGATCCAGCTACTAAAGGAACACCTGATGGAAGTAAGAAGACTAATCGTATTCATGTAGGTTTCATAGCACAAGAAGCAATTGAAGTTGAGAAAAAATTTGGTTATGGAGATAAAAAGGATAATATGCTTATCACTAACCAAGATGAGGATGATGCTGATCCTTCATATGGTATGAAGTATGAAAGATTAATTCCAGTTCTTGTAAATGCAATTAAGGAATTATCTAGTGAGATAGATACGTTGAAGGCAAAAATAGCAGAATAGTAGATGTGTAACCTCAATAAATACCTAATAAAGTAATCATATAATGGCATTCAATAGAGAGCTGTCACAATTTGGTCATTATATAGTAGTTGATGACACTACTGGTAAGATTGCTATTACCAGTACAACAACTCCTAATATTGGATTCGGTAATACAAACCCTCAGTTTAAGGTTGATGTTACTGGTGATATTAACTTTACTGGTGATATCTATAGACAAGGTGAAAAATTTACTTCTGGTGTTGGTATTGGATCAACAACAAGTAATCCAGTTTCAGCAGAGATTAGTAATAAAGTTGGTGTAGGTTTTACTGACATTAACTTTGTTGGTGCTGGTATGACTGTTACTGGTTATGGAACCACGATAGTTGTTGACTTTACCAACCTTGCTGTTAAATCAGATGCTACAATACCATCATTAACTATACTAAGTTCAAGTGTTAATGTTGATTCTAATACGAGTTATCTGACTAATACTGTAGGTGCAGGATTTACTGTAACTCTTCCCTTAACTAAGAACCCTGGAGATTTTATTGAACTTCATGATACGGAAGTAAGTTGGGGCATAAATAATCTTATGGTTGCAACCCAAAATAATGAGCAGTTTAAAAACTTTTCAGGCGTGATTGATTCTCCTTTAGCATGTGATGTCGATGGTGCTACTGTAAAATTAGTTTGGACCAACACTTACTGGAGGGTATTTGCATGACAATGTTCCTAAGTGGGAGTATGCTATCAGGGTCATCTGGAGGTGGCGGTGGCGGACTTCAATTTGGTCAGCAAGATAATTTTACCGTTCACGCTCTAAGAAGAGATGATGACGGTATGCTTCGTTATACTAAAGTAAAAACTTCTGATCCTGATGTAGTTGATGTATCACATAGACTCGATGGAACAGCATACCCAGAGTTCTTAGAAGGTTTAGATTATGTGGATGAAACCACTGAAGAAAAAACTTATAAGAACAACGACTTCGATAAATACCAGCAGTTCAGGTTTGATTTTAGGAGAACATCCTATTATATTGATGATGATGGATATCTAACTGTATCTTTTAGTGATTATGATTATACCGCAGGACCAAAATAGGATTTAAAAAAAACAATGGCTGAATTTAGACTTGGCAGATTAAAATTTAACTGGCGTAGTGACTGGACTATAAGTACTGCGTATGTTATAGATGACATCATAAAGTATGGTGCAAATACTTATGTTTGTAAGAAGAATCACACTTCTGCTGGTGCTGAAGAATCTTTTTATAGCACAGATCTAACACTTAATTGGTCCTTACATACTGAAGGTATAGTAAATAAGGGAGATTGGGCTGCAAATTATTGGTATAAGGTAAATGATATATTCAAATATGGTAATACTCAGTATAGAGTAACTACTGGATTTACTTCTGGTGCTAGTTTTGATGAAGCTGCTACTACTACAAATGTAGTTGAGTACTTACAATCATTTAATTATGAAGATACTTGGAGTTCTTCAACACAGTATCAAGATGGAGATGTTGTAACTTACGGTGGATACACTTACGTTTCAAAGAGTGTTAATATAGATAAAGCACCTTCATACAATCTAACGAATGATTGGGATATTATAACTACAGGATTTAATGTAGTTGGTTATTATTCCGCATCAACAGATTATAAGCAAGGTGATGTAGTTCAATATGGTGGATACACCTATGTTGCAATTACAACTAGTACAAA